GATAAGTCAAAAGCACCTTTCCATATTGCTTCAAGAGAACCTGAAGTATTATCTGCATCAGGAGTAATACCACCTAATTTAGAACTCTGACTTGCAATTGACTTCAAGTCATTGAATCCCGCCTCTGCGGTAGACCCATAAAGAACACCTGAAAAGAACTTCATTAAAGACTTCTCAGCGGACTTCATCTTAGAAGATAGTAAGTCTACTAACTTCTCAGGGTTATCATTTACTCTTTCCTCAAATCCTGAGATCGCTACACTTGCGTGTGCCTGTGACCAATCGTAGGACACTTGCTTTGCGAACTCATCAGGATATACACCAAGGTCATCATACTTCGAATAGAATCCGTAACTGCTAGAGTTAGCGTCTGCGTATTCTATAGGAACTACAATCTTCTTACCTGATGCATTAGGCTTACTAGAGCTTAAAAACTTCGACAATAAAACAGACTTCTTTTTGATATTATCAACCAAAGTAGGAATGTACTGTTCTTTCGTCAAAGCATTCAGCGTACTATAATCTACGTTTGATACGTCTAATGCCATTTTGCGTTTTCCTTTTTATTCCTATTTAAACAATTCGTAGTGCTTAGAATTAAGAAGAATGTCCTCAATGTCGTCGTAGCTTTTTCCCAATGGAATTGGTTCTTCACTTGAACCCCTATTTATACCGCTGACTTCAGGTTGAGCTTTCAACTCTTCTGCTTTCCTAACACTCTCAATCGCTTTCTTAAGTGCCGACTCTCCGTTAATAGTTGCATTCGCAAAGATGTATGCGTCTTCAAGATTAAGGTTTTTCTCAACTGCTACATTCATCACTTCAGTAATGGCATCCTCATTTAGTTCAGGATGCTTTGTAACTAAGTCAGCAATTTCTCGGTCAACCTCTTTTTCGGTTTCCATCATAACCAACTTATCTTCTAGTTGAGCTAATCTATCAGTTTCAACTTCTTGCTCTGCCTCTACAATAGCGTCTTGCTCTTCTTCGGGCGACATCTCATACTCTGAGATAGCCTTATACAGTTGATGTTCAGTACCCAAAGTCTCTCTCAATTCATCGTCTTCAAGGACACTATCCAACGTAGCTATAATGCCATCTAGATATCTCCTTTCGTCCGCAATTTCCTGAGCTTTTTGGGTATTACTTCTCTGCCAATCATTCCTGTTGTTTAAGGCTTCAAGAGCGAGATTCAGTTCATTCTCAGAATATTCGTTATCTCCTATTTTGATAAATGAACTCTCTGCTGAGACTATTTCTTCTTCATCCTTTGGTTGCTCATCTTGAGTCACTTGGACGTTTTCTTCAGCCGTCTCCTGTCTGTTGCTCTCACTTTGGTCTTCTACCTTTACATCGGTCTTTTCTTCAGGTTCATCCTGAACGTAGAGCGACGCTAAGGTGTCCGCGTCAATTCTGACTCCATCAAAGTTTGAGTCTTCTAAGTATTGTTTCTCTTCACTCATAATTTCTCCAATTTAGATTCAGTTCCGCTCCCAACATTAGGATATTTCACTCGCATCCCTCATTAAATCAGGGTTGCTCTGTAGGTTTCTTTGAATCTCCTCAGGAGAACCGCCAAATCTGCTAAGATCGGGAGGACTCCCCTGAACTTCTTCTGCCATCGCCCTTTGTTGCTCTGCTAGAGCTTCTGCCTCTTCCATCATTTTCGAAATCAATGCCTCTTTTTGTGGCATATCCAAATTTTGTACGATATACATTGGGTCTTTTATAATACCCATCTGTGCTAACTGCATAATCTTGTTCTCATTGAACTGTCTGTTCTCAGGTAGCATCGACCCTACCCGCACTCTAACCATCGTTTCCTTATCCTTAAATATCAAGCCAATGACTTGTCTATATTCCATTCTTCCCGTGGAGTGCTGATAGGGTACGTTTATAAATTTTGTTCCTAGGTTCTTAAACATGGTAAGCCACATGTTTCCTAGTTGTGCTAGAGCCATTTCTATAGTCCTAGCTTTATAATCAATCTTTGAACTACTAGCCTTTTGAAGTATTGATGCCTGAATACCTGATGTTACATTAGTGTCAGCCTTACCTTGAGTAGATTTATTAACACCTGAAACAGTCTCAAACATATCTAATAATATGCTATATAAATTGAAAACATAGCTCGGCATACTTGCGGGACTTTGCATAGAAACTTGCCCCGCTCCCCTCTTACGAATGACACTCCCTGGCTTATTGTTTATTTGGTCTTGAACGTCCGCAGTTTGGTCTACAACCCACATCGGATTAGCCATTAAATGGACGTTATCCATAACCTGAGATGCTATTCTATCTAGTGCTAGATTTAAATGCTTTAATCTGCGAGGTTCAGGTCTGCCCCAAAACTCATGTGCTGAACCCATGTTCTTAACTGATACAAATGGGAAAGGATGAGATATATGATTGTCTTTATTAAAGAATGGATACTTAGTTCTACCATCAAATAGTACAACATTACCCGCCATGCATACCTTACGCATACCATCAATGCCCCTACCTTTATCCTTATCATCAATTTCCTCGCCATCTACGTAAGAAACATATTCTTTTGAGTTATCACGCATATAGCACTCAATAAGTAGTACTGATTCCTCTTTATCCCTGTATGATTGTGACTTACTCCTGTATAATTCGCCCTTACTCGCCCCATCGCCTATATGTACATAGCTATCGTAACCCATTGGGTTATTTTGCTTTTGTCTTTGAGCTCTATACTGCTCTAGTTCCTTATCAGGCATTACATACTGCCCTTTTTCAGGAAACATCTTTCGTATTTCATATAATGGGGTCGGACTTGCATAGATTACCCACTCTGCATTCTCAAGTTTTGTAGCAGATGGGTTAATAAAGAAACTATATGGGTCTACAATGTCGCAATCAGGTAAGTCATCATATGGATTATAATGCACCTTTAAAATACCCGTTCCATAAACTAGATAATCTTGTAATAATTCGCTCACTAGGTTCTGCATACAACGCAACTGCCAAAATTCGTCCATAACGGCTTGAAGTGTTTCAGATAAGGAGTAATCAAGGGGATCGTTTCCAACGGCTAATACGTCCAATTTAGGCGGTCTACTATTCAATATAGGTATCATAGTATCAATAGCCGAACCAATCAGGTCAATAGTCATCTTGTTTTTAAATTGAGGTACTTTCATACCCTCCCAATGGTGTCCTTGATATAAAGCCTCGGATTCTCTCCATTCTTTATACATTTCCTGTTTACTATCCTTAGATAATTCAAACATAGCATACACTTTTTCCATCAATGCCTTATCTTCCTTTGATGGGGTGTAGTCTTTGGGGTTACTTCCTCTATATGAGTCCATTTTAAGCCTTTGCAATTAGTAAATCGGGTAGTACATCGTGGTAGAATTCATCAGGAGAACGCATTTCAACTATCATTCTAAGCATAAATATCTCATTCCAAGCTATTTCAAACTGCTTTTTGACATACTTAGGTTGGTGCTTTATCTTTTTTAGAACAGGAAATCGATCTTCTGCGTCTACTGAATCAGGTTCGGGAATCCACTCGTTATCTTTTAATACATATTTCAAGCTATACCTTTATATTCAAGTTCGCCACTCTGTAACATGTCTAATTCTTTTTCGAACCAAGTTTTTTCCTTTACTAAATGAGGTTTACCTAGATGCATCAGACCATAACGCAAACTATCCAAGGCATGGTCACTTCCCTTTGTATCTAAATCCTCAACTCTATGCTTATCATAGATTGCGGTAGTAAATTCATCTATTAGGTTATTACAATTCTCAAAGATTCTAAGGTTGCCTCCTTTTGCATCCTCTTTATTTTTTTCCTGTAGGTATTCCCTTACAAGATTCCATCCTGACATACGATTATTATTAGCACGGATAGTAGGAATGCCATTAAATAATAATATATCTGCAATGGACTTATTTGATGGAGCGGTAACGTCGGAGCGGTTCGTATTCTGTGGATTAGATATATAAGTAGATGGGTCAATAATAGTAGCCATGTAATCTTCATCGCCTGAAAGTTCCTTAATTGTATTAATGTGATGATGTAAATCTTTACCCGCCTCATAGTGCTCACGATATACGTATACATTCTGATCGTAATCAACTGCTAACCAAAGACAAGCAAAGGGGGCACGATATCCATAGTCAATTGCTCTATACCTATACCATGAATCAGGTATCTCTATTGGTTTAATAACATGCACATCTCTTTTAAATGTATCAAAGTACATCCCTTGGAATACGTCCCAATCGCCATCAAGCCACATACGTCTTAATTCATCAGGCAAAGACTCTAGTTGTTTAACATAATCGGGGTCAGCCTTTATTAAAGTAGGGTTGTCATATATCTTAGCGGGTATGAAACATTGGGTGCGTCCGTCCTTTCCTTGAACGACCTCATTGGGCGATTTTACAAAGCGATCTTTGAACCATTTATGACCCGCCCCGCCAGGGTTTGTCGTCAAGAAAATCCTCGGTGGGAGCTCAGGATGAGGCGAACGAACTGCCGATGCAACACGCTCAAAATCAAGCTCATTTGGTATAAGTGTAGCCTCTTCAATTAGTAGCTTATGGTACTGATGTCCTAGGTATTTTTGGAACGCTGAATCTTCCGATAAGTGTCCTGTCCTAATTTTAGCACCGCTTGGAAAACGAAACTCGGTAGGGTTACCAACAGTATTACAACCAAGGAAACGATAAAAAAACTTAGCCCTATCAATCCAATCACGTAGGTCATCGTAGTTTCTACGTAAGACCAAGGCTCTATATTGCGGATTATCAAGGTACTGCGGTTCAATAAGCCACGCAAGACCGCAATCAGTTTTACCACCACCTCTAGCACCACCATATGCAATCACATAGGCATCTGTTGATAAGGCTAGGGTCTGTTGTCCCTCGTGGGGTTGCCATATTACATTATCTCCCATCTCTCAACCTCAATACTTCATCCTCTAAAACACTAATTCTTTCATTCTGTCTAATATCAGCGGGAATTTCTGCATCTTGATTCGCTTCAGCGTCTTCTTCTAAATCAATAATATGCTCCTCATTCATTGCAACCTGATACTCTAGAAATGATATTCTAGCATTTAGTTGTGAGTACCCCCAAACCAACATAACTATAAAGGTTACTGCCTGTATAATCATAGGGAGCGATATACTCATACTTGAATTTTCATTTACATTTAAGTCCCTAGCCATACCATGCCTCCAAGAACAACTAGTAAAAAGCCTATTATTATTAAGTAGTCTTTATAATCTTCATTCATTTTCTTTTTTTCTTTCCCCAACTGAGTGGATTAATATTGAATTCTTTTTCATAAAACTTTATCTTTTCCTCTAGTTCAACTCTTTGCGTTTCTTGAGTAAGGATGTGGTGTTCGACCAATTTTCGAAGTTCTTCTTGATTTGTGATAACTGTTGACTCAAGAGTTCGTAGTCGTGTTTCATATTTATATACGATGCCACCGATAAGTAGCAATAGACCAAGAATGTTCCGAATCCAATGTAGATTAATTGAGATAACCGCATTATCACTAATAACTCTCGCGTTTGCGGAACGATACGTTTTTTCCTCACTCATCTACTTCCCTGTATATATAATGTACGTTGATGTTGTACATGGTAGTAGTATGATGATCGAAGTTTACTTTGCTCAAACTCTCTGACTCAAAAAAATGATACAGGGCAAACCGATAGTCAGACATTTTTTCCTCGGAATGGGGTCGACTTAGAGGGTCTATTATACATAATACACGTTATATGCCATTTAAATCTCCGTCGACAAAAGTTAAAATCATGCCTTTGCTTTATCATTTTTTGTAGCTCCTCCCCTCCCCTTTTGTGGAAGTATAATGACCCCTTTATTTTCGCTGATTTCGGCTTTGATTTCGGACGCTTTTAATTGAGGGGCGATTCTATCCATTAATATCGAAATTGCTCGAATTTGATGCTTTTCTCCGTCGGTAAGTGCAATGTCAAAAAGCTTTTGAATTAGAGCGGGGCTTTTCGGATGTGAACGGATAAGCTCCCCGAAATTACTTTTGTTTTTTCCTGTGGGATTTCCTGATTTCCCTTGCTGAAATTGTGTTTTTTTCTTCGAACTCATAAAAAAAATTCCTTCCGTACTACGTCCATAAATACTAATTAATTGTTCAAATTTTCAACAATTCCCCGTCCCATGAAAATATTTTTTCCCGACGTGAAATGTACAAATTATGTACTTTTTATTGACTTACATATAAGTAAATAATTAAAGTTAAGTGTTCGAACGCTTTCGCTTTTTGAAAATTTAAAATTTGAGTGTTTTTCTCCTCGGTGACACGTGTGGATTTCTCAACGAGTTACGACTGAATACGAGTTCGGATTTCCAAAATATGATACCCACATTCACGACCATCTATTATGATCGCTAGATTGTGAGGGTCTCCGTCGAAGACACCAAATTTTGCAGTAAGTCCTTAGGGGTAGCTTACCGAGAGAGTTAATGGTTTGGAGCGTGACCTTGTTAGGTATGCTCACCGACGAACATCAACTAAGATTTGACTCAATAACTAACAATTTTATTAGAGGGCAAATTAAGGGAGGTAGGAGGGTTGATATCGTCGTGACGTTGATGGAATAATTCATGTGTGTATGGAGTGAATACCTATTGTACCAAGCCAACTTCAACCCTCGATTTTATATGAGTAATTCAAGCGATTCGCAACCGCATCGAGGGTCAATCTCCGAGAGAGATTTTACTTAAAAACAAACAAACAAATGGAGGAGTTATGTACTCAAATATAAATAAAATGGTTAAACCACTTAGAGAAGAAATCAAACATGGATTAAAAGAAGTCTGTGAATATCGATATAAGAAAATATTGAATCTTCACGTCGATACTTTTTGGACATGTGTCGAGGAAAACATGATTGATGATTTCGACGATTCTTTGGAATTCTATTCACTCAATGACATTGAAATATGCTTTAACGATGTCATTGAAATCATTTCAGAGGAGAACCATGATTATAAAAAAGTTAGTGAGTGGTGTGAAGTTTCTGAGGATGGCGACATTATGCCATTCGCTAGTATTCAGAAAATAGCCGACTTCTATTCAGATTTTCTTACATATCATTTTATGCAAGAAGATTTAAAAGACTAACT